TGTATACTGCGTATCCAACCACTCTTATCCCATCCCCCCTACCCCCCTTCCCAGGATGGCGCCCAACAGGGTCTGGCGCCACCCACCCTACTGCTTCGTCGGTTCGTCGGGCCAGGTGTCGGCGATCTTCTGGGCCTCGGCCGACGCGTTCTTCTGAACCTCGTCGAGCGCTTCTCGGATCCCGGCTTCGTTGAACGCGGCCTTCAGCCCATCGAGCAGCGCCGCAAGCGCGGCCCCGCGGGGCCCCGGGATCATGTGCGCGACCTCGTCGAGCAAGAACAGAGCGTGGTCGGCTTCTTCGACGATTCTTCCTAAGTCGATCATTCGGTCCCCCCATCGAGGTCGCGGTGACGGCCGCACTCGAACGTTAGGTTACAGGTCGGGTTCTCGGCGGCAGCACGGGCCTTCGCGGCAGTACACGAAAGACCTTCGGCGGCACCGGCGCGGAGCCGCGCGAGGTAGCGCTGGCACGAGATCTCCTCGCCCGCGCGAGCTGCTTCGGCCTGCCCGGTCTGGCCGGGGTCGGACGAGAGGGCCGCACAGGCCCCGAGGAGGAACAGGAACGGGTAGGCTTTTTTCACATTACCTCTTCGCGAATGCGGTTTTGAAGGTCGAGACGTTCTGCGCGATCTCCATGAACCCCGAGCCCGCGAGCCCATAGAGGGCACCGGCCTTTAGGGTCTGTCGGACTGTATCGGATGCGTCGCCGAATAGATACGAAACCGCGAAACCGGCCGCGAGCGCGACCGCCAGTACCCAGACGCCGTCGATCTTCGGAAAGGTCGTGCGGGCAGCCTTTACGGCCGAGATGACGGCCGGGACCGCGAGGGTCGCGCTACTGACTCCCGTGACGATGTCGGCGTCCATGCCGAGAATTCTGCGTGGTCCCGGGGGACCGTTCAACTCACCGCGCCGCGCGGCGCGGTGCCGGCGATGGGTTCTGGGCCCGGTATTGGTCGAAGTCCTTCCGCAGCTGGGCGAGGTCGGCCTCCAGGGTCGCGATCGTCAGTTCCCTCGATTCCCGCTGAACCTCGAGGAGCGCGATCCGGTCACGGTCGACAGTGGCTCCCGCTTGGGTCTGGTAGCGGGTATCGAACTGGGTCATGAGGCCCCCGAGCCACGCGTGGCCGCCCCATCCGGCCGCCACGGATGCCCCCACGACCCCCCAGAGCTTCCAGACCCAACCGACGCGGTCAGAAAGATTCCGAATGTACGAGTCGCGGGCCAATCAAAGGTCCCACCCAATAACCTGGGACCCGTTGCCACCGTTCGGCGCCACCACGTATCCGGCGAAGCCACCGCCGTGGTTGACCGTGATTTTGACAGCACTGTTCGCGACCGCCGGGTATGGGGTAGCGATCGGAATCTTCACGACTTGGTTCGTGAAGTAGGCCTGGCCGACGATGGAGGTGACGACACCGTCGGCCGCGATCCCGATCACGTTCCCAGACCCATCGTCGAACGTCACGTTATAGCCGCAGAGCGCCGCTGATGTGGCGTTCGTCGAGTAGGTCGTGGTCAGGTGAAGCAGAATCGCTTTCGCATTCGCCGGGTAATGAGTACCGCCGGCGAGGTCGTATACGGTCGAGGCGCTCGTGGAGCTCGTCGGGACAAGCGCTGACGTACCGCTGGACCCTTCGTCCGATTCCTGGTTGAACGTCTTGCCGTCGCTGACGCCCCGGAGGATCGGAGCTCCCGCCGAGTTAACCATTCCGCCAAACACGCACGCCGCGGTTCCGGCGGCGGAGCCGGCCGGAAACCCAAATGCCGTCGGGAGCGGGATCGCGATTGTGTTTTGGTTGTGGGTCGGAACCGGCCCATTCGTATGAGGGGCCAGAACCGGGATCCCGCGGAGCGGGCCGGGTTGGCGACTTCCGCTCGCGACGCTCGTGTACCGGCACCACCGCGGAAGTCCAAACGGTTCCGCCAGCCAAAGGTAATAGGGGCGGTTTGCCGTTACGGCGTAGCCGGCCGGCTGAAGCTCGCTACTCGTAAAGTCGAGCGATGTTGCGATCGAAACCGCGTCCGTCGTCATGGTTCCGCCGAGGATACGGCCACCGGGGCCGACCGTTTCGGCCCACCCCTGAAGGCCCGGGGTCGCGACCATTCGGTAGTGATGATCGACGCGTGAACGGTCCCGCGTGAACTTCCCCGCCACCTCGGCCCGATCGGCCGCAAGCGGTCTGACGTCCCACATGTACGGGACGGCGTTCCAGGTCGCGGCCCCGTTCGGGACTAGCGCGACGAGGAGCGGTACCCACCCCGCGACGGTCGTGACGCCCGACGCGATCGCCCCAACACGAATCCGGTAACCGAACCGCGATGCCGCGACCTTGTTGACGAGCGCGGGCGAAAAGAGCTGGGAAGCTGGGTTGTAGATGTCGCGATTGTCGGCTTCGAGAACCGTATCGATCCGCTGGCACTCGACCACGTAGATTTGGGTCCCGCCCGACGAGTTCGTCGGCATCGCGAGCGACGAACCGGTCTGGACTCCCGGATCGTTGACGAGCTTGTAGGGGCTATCGTCCGGCGACGGCGTGCTGTCGGGATCGACAACGATCGCGACCCCTGGGTCGACGAGCGTGTTGGCGGATGCCATCTGGGGGCGGACCAACAGACCGTTCAGGATCGCGGCCCTCATCGGACTCGTACTGGCGGCCCCGACGGAACCAGCCCCGTTCGAGTTCGAAAAGTCCCCCTGGTAGTCGAGCAGGTACGCGAGGATCGACGAAAGGTCCATCCCCTGGAAGGCCTGCATCCGGTTCAGGTCAGACGACAGTGCGCGTTCGCGCGGGTTATAGATCTCAGTCTTCCGTCCGCTCGCGCTCATGCGGGAGGGTACCGCGGTAGGATCGTTACGGGCAACCTAGGTCGTCACGAACAAGATCGAACCCGACCCCACCGGCCCGCACGGTGTCGATTACCTGCCAGACCGTTTGGTAAAAGTTACCCGCGGAGGCCGGATAGCCGTCGTAGAACGTGACGGCTGGCGACGAGTCGTATGCGTTGCTGGTCCCCGAGTCGTACGCGAACCCAAATTCGCCGTAATTGACCCCCTGGACCGTAACGAGGAAAAAAGCCCGCATCTCCAAGAAACTGAACAGATACCGGTACCGGAGGGTATGGTCGGGCCCACCCGAAAGCGTCGAAGGAGGCGTGTAGACTTGGCCGCTGACGGTTCCGTGAAGCGGCAGTGTATTGACGAACGTTCCCTGAACGACCGCGATCGATTCGAGGAACCGAGGCGTAACGGGACCGACTCCCGATACCTGAAACGCAAGAATCGCCTTCCCGACCGCCGTGATCCCGGTCGTAGGATCCCGCTGTTCGATTCGTTCGCCTTCGAAGAAGTTGAAGTTTGGAGCCGCAACGGCTCCGTCGATCAGCACGGCCTCCATGTCGTACCAGTCCCCGAGGTCCGGGCGGTCGTAATAAAACCCCGGGAGCGACGCGAGCCCCGCTTCGCGCAGGCATCCCTGGATCCCGACAGGCGCCAGTACGCGGTTGAATGCTCTAATGACCGCGCCTGGCGAGACGACATCCGACGGAACCGCGATCTTGCGGCGATACGAAAAGTCACCTTCTGCTGGTCCGCGGTGAATGTTACGCTCGCGCCCGAGGGCATCAAGGAACCCGAGGCGACCACCAGTTGGTTGTTCCTGATTGGTCGTCTCGATTCCCCAGCCCCCGGCTCCCCAGGGAACGAACTCCCAAGCGGCCGTGCCGGATTCCGGCGTGAGGGTGGAGTCGTACGAAATCGTGCTCGGCGCGGCTGTCGCGAGTGATGTCGCGCCCGTGATGACACCGGCTCCCGTGAAGGTTCCGGATGTCCACTGGACGACGAACGACGTCGCGGTCGCGCCGAGAAACGTGCCGGTCGCGCCGGAACCAAATTGGGTTACGGGTTCGCCTTCGATGAAGTTCCCAATCCCGGACGCATCGAACGCGATATCGCGCGCGACCGACAGAACACCCCCGTCCGTCGGACCCGGCCTCGCGTACCCGACGACTCTTGCGACGCGGCCGACGTTCGACCCGGCCGTGAACCGAAGGTACTGGCCGACGTGATCCGGCACGAATGTGTCGGGTTTTTGGGCGCAGCGTACGAGGGGGGGCGTGACCGTCGCGTCGTTATTCGCGAAGTTCGCCGCGATCTGTCGGATCGCCCGAAGCGTGTCGGGTAGCGGGTTGTTGTATCCCCACCCAACGAGTTCGGCTTCTGCCGTGAGGTCGACTTCGGCGGTATCGCCGGGCGCGAAGCAATACGCGCTCGTTAGGTGATAGAGGCGCCCCGACTCGAAGGCTTCGCCTTCTGCTCCCGGGGTCGCGCCCCAATCGGTCGTGGTTTCGCCGACCAAAAACGGACCCGCCATCAGGACCAGCGGGATATTGGGGAGCCCGCTCCGCGAGACCGAGAGCGTGACGGTCGCGCGCTTCTCGCCGGCGGCCGGATCTGATGTCTGGCCGCTCCACGGCAGGATGTACATGGCCTGCGTCGTGACGTCGACGGCCCTCGAGAGACGCTCCAGCATCGCCCAAGTCTGCGCGTATGCCTCGATCCCGGACCCGTCCCCCTTCTCGAAGAGCGAAGCGGAAAACTGGTTATCGACCGACGATTCCCAGACCGCCTGAAGGTCCGCGATCGTCAGGGGACCCTGTGCGGCGACGATCGGAACCGTCATGCCGCTAGCGTCACGTTCTGCGAAGTCGTCCGGATCGTCTTACCGGCGTCCGGTATTACGTCGCCGACAGGCGCGACGATCGTGCTGTTGGCGGGCGTTGTCGGATCGGTCGTGACGACGAGCCCATCACTTCGGAAGCGGGCCAAAACCGCCTGAAGGTCCGCGATTCTGAGCGGGTTGTTGACCGGAATCGAATTGATGAACCCAACGACCGCCGACAAGACGGCCTGGGTCAGCGAAACCGTGTCGACGTTCGCCTCGAACGCGAGCCTCAGGACGACGTCGACGATCTCGGGCTGGCTCGTCACGACGATGACGGCAATCCCGGCCGCCCGATACTCACCGAGGGATGTCGAGACGCGGTTCGCGAGCGCTTGATTCGAAACACCTGAACCGTCCGCCACGTACAGGATCACGACCCGAGCGGGCGTCGACCCGACCGTCGTGACCTCCGACGCCTGAGCCGATACGACTCCCGGAACCTGGCGGGCCCCGAGCTCGATCGCCTTGAGGGTCCCGCGGCGAGCCGTCAGCCAGAAGTCACGAACACGGTTTCGGAAGTCCTCGTCTTGTTCGCGGTCCGCGCCTCCCGCGGTCGCGACCGGATTGTTCACCGTCAGGGTCGGGTCGAACGGAACGTTCGCCGGCGCCTGCGGTGGGATTCTCCGGATCTGGTTCGCCCCGACCTGAAAGTCGCGCCCGGCCTGAACCGCCTGAACGTCAGCGCTCGACGTCAGGTCAGTACCCGAGAACGCAGCCGTTGAGGTCGTGACGTACTCGATCCCGTCGTTCGTCGTGACTTTCGTGCCGACCAGGATCGACCCGGCCCCCACGGTGGCCGATACTCGCGAAAACTGAACGGTCCCGACGGCAGGAGACGCGCCGAACCGCGCCGTCTGGTACCGGTCCCAGGCGAAGCGGTCGAGGTCCTCGTCCTCGGCCCCATCGAGCAGGAGGCGATTGACCGAGTACGCGAGCTGTTTGACGATCTCGAACGCGACGACGCTCGTCGAGCCGACGAAAACGTTGACGTCGCTCCCCTGGACGTCGATCTGTTTCGGGTCGATCTTGTTCGCCCGTTCGACGACGTACTGGCGCCCTACCGCAAAGAGGTCGAGCCGGGAGGGCAGATCCATGGTCGGATCGTGACCCCTGGGGGCCGTGCCGGCAAAACCCCTACCCGGCTACAATCACGACCGGAACGTCGAACCGCTTCGCGGCCCCTACGACCGGTTTGACCAACACGACGTATCGGGCGAGCTGCGGGGTCGCGGGGTCGTACTGAATCTTGACCTTGACCCTCGAAACGTCCGGCTCCTGCCGGATCTGAGCTTCCGCGGCTGTCGCGATCTTTTGACGGTTTGCTGGGCTGGCGAGGAGCTTCAGAAAGCTGGCGGTCCCGACCCCGTAGGCGTTCCCGAGATGAAGGAAACTACCCGGGATCGAGAGCATCCGGCGGAAGACCCGTTTGCGGAGGGACGCGATGCCCTCGTCGAACGCGTAGTCGCCCGACGAATCGACCGGGATCGTTCCGAGAACGAGCGGATCGGTTCCATTCGGAAGCGGGTCGAGTGCGCTCGAGAGCGTATCGGGGTGTGCGATATCGCGCGACGGAAGGAGTCCGTCAGGGGTTGGGTCCCGGAACGGCTGCCGGACCCCGTAGAAAGTCGCGTGCGCGTTCGCCGGCGAAAGCCCAACGAGGTCGTGAACCGTTACGTCGTAAAGGGCCGGGTAGGGGCTCAGGGGGCGGTCGAGAATCAGATTCAGAATCGTACCGGCGAGCCCTTGATCATCGACGAGATCGACCCGGATGACCCCGACGGTTCGGGCCGGGAGCCCATCGTACCCGATCGTCGACGTATCGGGCGTGACCACGTAGTGGAGTGGGTCGCCGGCGTCGTTCGAGTCGAGGAGTCCCGTCACGACAAGGTCTAGCGAAAAGAAGAGCTGCACGACGTTTTCGCGGATCGCGAACGCGTTCGAGAGGGCCGGACTGACCGGTACGTCGGTCGGGCCGAGCCCCGCCCACGGGAAAACGCCCCACGGTCCACTACCCCAGCCGGTATCGACGGTCGTCACGCCCCAGATGGTATCAGCTGTCGGCTTCCGCGTCCGGGTCGGGGTCTGCGCGCGAGATCCGACCCCCACCCCACGCGACCCCCGCGGCGAAGTTGAGGGGGTGCTCGTTCAAAACACCGTCGCACGAGATCCCGACCGCGAGCGCGAACTTCGGGAGAGGGATCGCGAACGGGGGGATCGAGAAACTGAGCCCAAACGGGAGTGGTCCCGGAAGCTTGAACCCACAGATCGAGAACGGAAGCGTCGGGACCCGTATTCCTGCGCCCCCAGCGGCGCCTGGGAATGCCGGGATCGGAGGGAGCTTCAGCGATAACGAGAACGCCGCGGCCTCGTCCGCCAGATCTTGGACGGCCGGCGGCGGAGCGTTCGGGGGCGGTTGGAATCCCGACATCCGTTAGCCTGCCAGAAACCCCGGGCACGTGACGCCCGGATTGTTTCCCGTTGGGTTTGGAAGTTTTCCCGCCATTGCGCCCGCGAGGGCCGACATGACGGCCGGCGATACGGTTCCGGTACCCGGTACGCCGGCGGCCGACAATACGCTCGCGAGGAACGCATCACGCGCCGGCGGAGCCGATAGCGCCGCGAGTGCCCCCGGGGCCGAGAACCCCGAGAGTAGGAGCAGAAAGTTGTTCAGAATGTTGAGGACCTGTTCGGTTGTCGCGACGTGTTCGCTCGCGGTGGCTCCCTGGGTCGAGACCTGGAGCGCCCCGGTCGTTCCGACGACGCTCCCCTGTTCGCCGAGCAGCATGATGGCTTTGCCCGTTACTTCTGCCCTGACCTGCTTGTTCTTCTTGTCGAGCTGAAGGACCATCACGGTCGACCCGGGGGTCGTGACGGGGGACGTCTTGTCGGTATCGTCGGTCGTCTGAAGACCAGCGAAGTCGGGCCCGAGATGAAGGAAGTCACCGAACCCATCCCGGGCCGTCGTTGAGCCGGCGGCCTCCATCATCAGGAGCGCTCCCGTGACGGCGTTCCGGACCCCCCAGGCCTGCGCGGTTTCGACCATCCAGGGCGCCTTCATGCGCCGGAACCCGAAGTTGTTTTGAGTCGGATCGTTCGCCGCGACCGTATCGGGCCACGCGTCGAGCTCGTTGTTCATCCGCGCGACGATCACGGGATGGGCGCGTTCGTCCCCTTCCGGGATCAGGACCAAGACTTCGTCGTTCGCCGCGAACGGATAGTACTCGCCTTCGCCGGCGCCCGCGACACCCCCCGCGACCCGGCACCGGCACGGGATCCCGGACGGCTGAAGCGTCACGTCGACGATCGGGCCGAGCCCTTTCTCGAACGTAACGGATCGGGAATCGGGTCCGTCCGGATCGACGGTACCGTACGAGACCCACTGGCGCGTATCGGCGCCAGGAAAACTCGTCATATCGCTGAGCTCGCGCTCCATCAGGACACCTTCGGCTGACGCTTCGTCGGGCCGGCCCCTTTCGGACTCTTCTGCTCTTCACCCTGCGGAAGCTCTTGGTCCATCCTGACCTCGACGTAGTTCACGCCGCCGATCGTGAACGAGACCCCATCGTCGATCGACCATTCGCCGGAGTACTCGCGAAGTCGGAACGTCGATTGAAACCCCGCGTTCGCGTACGCGGCCGCATAGGCGTTCGCGAGGTCGGCCGAGTAACCGGCTGCCTCGAGGAATCGGCGGGCCCCGTCCGCGACCAACATCTCCTGCTCGATCCCCGTAAGGGTCGAGTAGTCCGCATCGCGATTGACCAGGATCTCGAACGCATCCCCCGGCTTCATGTCGAAGATATCGGGATCTTCGTTCCCACCGCCGAACGAAGCGAGGTTCCGGGTCTTGAGCGTCACGGCGAGCTCGTTCCGACCGACCGTTTCGTAGATCGACTGCGCGATGACCCGCATCGTTTTCTCGTCCTCGATTCCCGAGACTCGCCAGACGAGATACTTCTGCTCGCTGTGACCGTCCCCGGGGTTCGCGCTCGTCACGATCGCGCTCGCCGGAAACCGAACGACCAACACCTTCTTTCGCTTCGCGATGTAGGACCGAACCTCGACATTCGTTGGGGCCGTCTTCGCGTACCGGCGCGCGACCTTGTAGCCCAGGACGTTTCGCCCGTAGATGAAGTGACGGCGCTCCATCTGGAGGCCCGACGGGAGCGTGCGGGTCGTGAACGGATCCTCGGGTCGCTGCGATACCGTGCTCGATAGCATCGAACGGGCCCGCTGAATCACCACGACGGTCCCCTCGACCATCACGACGTGTCCGAGCGCCCCGCAGGCATCCGTCAGGTAGTCCCAGACCGACATCTTGTTCGGCGACCCACCGGCTTTCGTTGGGGCCGGCCCGAGCTTGGGCTTGTAGGACGTCTTGGAAAGCGCTCCGTCGAGCGACGGAACCTGCTCGCCGGCGGGCCGGTACTCGACCGCCATACCGGCGAACTGGGGGAAGTTCGACAGGTACGTCGCGATCGCTTCATCGATTGGCTTGTTGGCCGCCAAGACGAGTCTCGGGGGCGCATCCTGGTCGATCAGAACCTTCGTATTGTCCCGGCACGTTAGGGTCGCGATCGGTTCGTTGTCCTCGTCCCAGTCGACCTCCCACTCGTCGACCCAGCCCTGAAACCGAAGATTCGACCGCGGTCGACCGGTCGCGTCGACCCAACCGTCCGGGAGTAGGAACGCGCCGGCGGCGCCCGGCGTTCGGTCGGCGGCCGAGTGTTCGTCCCCCTGCATCGCGGCCTCGTAGTCGGACGCCTTGATGGTTCCGACGTAAAGCTCGACCGCGCAGGTCCGGATCGCCCTCGGGTCGAACGGTGCGTCGACGAACTTCAGGACCAACTTCAGTTCGTTCGCACTCCGGATCCCGTTCTCCTTCCACGACGCCTGTTTCGGCACGACCCCACCGATCGACCACGATAGGCCATCGGCGCTCTTGTCTTCCTGCTGGGGGCTGTCGGCGGAACCCGACTTCGGCGATAGGACGAGCCGCTTCGTTCCGGCGGGCGCATCCGGATCCTGCCGGACCTCGAGCGCGTTCCGGGATGACTTCGTTCCCCGGAGCGTTTGGACGAGCTTCCGCGGCGCGTCTCCCTTTACGACCGGCGATCCGAACTCTTCGAACCGGACGATCAGCCGCGCCTTCGCAAGCGGGTAGTAGGACTGTTCAGGCTGTTCGGGATCCGGCACCCCTAAGGGTCCCAGCGGGGGGCCGGAGCCGTCAAGCGGTCCGCTGCGGATCGAGGATCGGGATGACTAGGGTTCGGCCGGGCGTCAGGGTCCGCTGATGCCACGGAAGGTGGTTCGCGCGCGCGATATCGACGGCCCGGTCCGGGGTCCCGTAGTGCTTCTGCGAGACGCTCGCCATGGTGTCGCCATCCTTGCACACGTGAACCTCGACCGTTTTCCGAGGAACGAGCGCGCGGGGACCGGACGCGATGAGACGATCCTCCATCTTGGACGCGTCCGTGCCGAGCTGATTCGCCGCGTCGTGGACGCGACCGAAGTACCGCATCGAGCGACCGATCGCGACGACGTCCTGAATATGCGTCATGGTCTCGACCGGAGTTCGGTCGATCTGGTCCTTCCCCTGATTGACCGCGAGCCTCATGCTCGCCGCGAGGGTCTTGCCAGCGCTCGCGATCTGGCTCGGGATCGTGGCGGCTTTCTGCGCGACCCCGATGATTCGGCCGACGTCGTTCGCGATCCGGGTCGTCTGATCGATCATCGTATCGACGATCGCGGCCGGCCCGAGCGCGATCGTTTCGAGTGACCCGAGCGTCAGGAATGTTGAGGTCGCGATCGGTGGCGCCGTGTTGTCGGCCGCTGCCTGGGCGGCCGCGCTTCGCTCGAGTTGTGCGGCCGACCGGGCCGCCACACCCGCGATCTCGTTCGCGGAGCTCGCGAGCCCCCGGGTCGCGCTCGCGAGGTCACCCTCGCGGGTCGAGACCGCCTTCTGTTGGGCACCACCGCGGCCAGACCAGTCGAAGCGGGCTTTCCACCGGACGTCGTACGCGGTGTCGGCGAGCCCCTCGAGCGACGTCAGGCGCCCCTCGCGTGAGCGCGTCGCGCGCGTCGACCCGTTCTCGTCCTGAACGATCCACTGGACCCGAAGCTTCGTGCCCTTGATTCGGAATTCGTCGAGCGCATCCCAGAGGTCGAACGGCGACACGACCTTCTGGTCCCCCTCGGGGGTCGAGATCACACACGGGGTCTTGGCCAGACGGGTGCGGTTCCACTCCCCCTCCCATTCGGAGGGTTCCTCCTGGGGACCCAGAACCTGCTGGGTCGCCTCGATCGAGTTCCCCGGGTACCAGGTCGTCTTGACGTTCTGGGTACCCTTCCAGCTCGCGCCCTTCAGCGGCAGGCCGGCCCCCCGGAGCTCAACACGCTCGCCGGACGGACCAAGGTCCTCGATCACAAGCGTGCTGAGGATCGCCACGGCTCACCGCGCCGCGCGGCGCGGTCCCCCTACTTCTTGCCGGCCCAGGCCGCGAGGCCCTTGCCGAACGATGCCTTTTTCTTGGGGGCGGGAGAAGCCGAGCTTTCGGACTCCGACTCGCTAGCCGAGCTTTCGGACTCGCTGGCGGAGCTTTCGGACTCGCTCGACGCATCGAGCTTTTTCTTGAGGAACGGGGGCATCGCCATGTTGGATTCTCCTGGCCAGAACCCTACCGCTGCTGAGGCGCCCGCACAACTAGATGCCGAACGGAGTCCCGAGTCGGCTCTGGTTACGCGCGATCGCGTTCCGGACAAGGTCGCGGCGGAACGTCAGTAGAATCCGGTCCGGGTCCGAGTCTTTAAAGTCCTGCTTGATGTTGAAGGTGTTGCCGTTGAAGTTCATCTGGACCTTGTCAGGCAGCTTCCCGTGCGCGGCGTCGGTCCCCATTCCCTTGAGGATCTTGGCGAATTCCTCCGACTTCCCGCCGACGAGTTCCGCGAGGTGATCGAACCCACCCTCGACGTTCGCCCCGCTCGCGAGGAACGCATTCTGGAGCATCTCGGATCCCGCGAGCGCGTTCGCCGCGTACCGCTGAACCGCTTCGTTCTGCTGAAGCACCGCGCCGTTGAAGATATCGACCCAACGTTTCGCGCTCTCGACTTCGTCGCCCTGACCGGCCCGCTGTGCGATCTCGTCGACCTCCTCGGCCGACTGCCGGAGGATCCGGTGATGCTCCCAGACCGCATCCGCGTATTCGCCGGCCGCGCGTTGCGACATCCCCATCGCGTCCGCCTGGTCGATGTAGGCGGCCCGAAGCTTGTCGAACTCCTTCGTGTCGATCTTCTCGGCTGAACCCCCCATGTCGCGGAGCCTGACGTTGCGAGCCTCTTCGTTCTGCTCAGCATCCGACTTTCCGTGCGTCATGTCGCGGAGCTTGTTCCACTGGTCGATCGCGAGCTTCCAGGCCCCAACGGCGGCCGCGAACGCCGCGACCGCGAGCCCGAACGACGCGAGCCCCCCGGCACTCATCAGGCTGCCGCCCTTCAGCCCCATGCCGCCCATGCCGGCGAGTGAGCTCGCGACCTCGATACCGCCCTTCGCGGCCCCGATCGCGCCCGGCAGAACCGCCTTCGCGCCGAACGCGATCGCGATCTCCTCCTTGTGGGCCAGGATCCACTGCACGACCGCCTTCGCGGCGTCGAACCCCTCCTGAATCGCTTTTTTGATCTCCTCGGCGTGGTTCTGAAGGTACTGGAATCCCTCCCGGATCTTCTCGGCCGCTTCCTTGATCCAAACCCCGACCTTTACCCCCACCTCGTGAGCCCACTTCGAGATCGCCTCGCGATTCTGAACGAAGTACTCCTTCAGCTTCACGAGCGGGCCCGTCATGGCCTTCAGGATCGGGGCCCCCATCTGCTCGAACACTTCTTCCCGCATCGACTTGAGCGACTCGACCGCCTGCCCGAACGTCACGGGTGCTTTCTTCATTTTTTCCGACATCCGCTCGACGGCCTGCTCGGCGAGCTTCATCACCTTTTCCTGCCCGCCCTCGCCGGACTGAAACATCGCCGATAGGCCCTTCGAGACCTTCTTCGCGTTCCCTTCGACGGTGCCGGTCATGATCATCAGCTGAACGAGCGCGTTGCGGGGCCGGACGATCCCGGTTTCGAGATCGCGGAACGCGTTCGCCATTCCCTCCATCCCGCCCGGGACCGCGCGACTCGCGTAGACCATGTTCTCGGTCAGCTCTTTCGTCTGTTCGATCGACCGCTGACTTCTCGCCTGGATCGTCGAGAACGCATCGATGATCGATTCCGTCGACGCTCCCGCCGCGATCCCGAGCCCCTCGAGCTCCTCGTGAAGCTCACCCGCTTGGGCTTTGATCTCCTCGTACGAACGCCCGCTCTTGTCGCCGATCGCGATCGATCCCGCGAGCTGCTTCTGTTCTTCCCCGAGGTTCTTCGCGGCGTTGAAGACCTCGTGCCCGAACTCCTTGATCGACTCGATCCCATGGTCGATCTGAAAGCCAGCCGCCATCGCGAGAGAGGTCTTGAAGAGCCCCGCCATCTCGTGTTGGGCCTCGTGGACCCGCTCCGACATGTGCTCGAACCCGCCCTTTACCTTCTCGACGACGTGACTCGATTGGTCGTCGAGTTTGAGTATTGACCTGATCTCGACCGACTCAGCCATGGTCTTCTTCTTTCCTTCCGACCTGGCTTTCGAGCCGGATCACCTCCGCCAGATCGTGGTACTTGGCCTTGAACTCCTCAAGGTCTTCGTCCTGCCAGTCGCGGTCGAGCAGACTCTGGCGACCGTACCGGGCCATGTAGGAGAACATTCGCCGGCGATCCTGCTCCTGTTCCTCCGGATCGATGCTGACGTGGAGCGGCCAAAGGCAGCAGAAGACGCGCCGGGACCGCGCCGTATGGCGGTGCCGGTCCGACGCGAACGACTGGTCGTGTGCCCCCGGAACGAAGATCGCGTCCAGGATATCGTCGAGCGTGTCGGGGTCTAGCGGCCACGCCCCCGAGGGGTCTGCTGCCTCGGCGAAGGACCGACCGTCCTGACAGCGAGGCAATTCCCTAAAAAATGCAGCTTCTCGTCCTGCCCGAGCGTGTGGACCTTCATGTAGTGGTTCAGGATCAAGAGCCGGCACTTCTTGCCGATCTCGTCCCAGAAACGGTTCGGGCTATTGGGGGCCGTATCGAGTCCCCAGTTCACGACCTGGCCGTCGATCGCCCGGATCATCTGTTTGGCCTGCTCGTCCATCACGCCGTCCGGATCCCCCTTCGCGCGCCGGCGCGAGAACTTCTCGTCCCCAACCGAAAGGTTCCAGACGATGCACTGCCGCTCCCCGAGCGCGGGCCGGTCGGTCCACTCGGGTTCGAACCGCATTGCCGTCATCGTGACACCAGCGGGCGGAATCGGGAGGTCAGCCGGGATCCTGACCCAGTCCGGCATCCCGACCGCTTCCGAGCTCTGGAGCCGCCCTGGCAGCACCTGCGGGGTATCGTCGTCCCCATCGAGCTCCTGAAGCTCCTGCTCTTCTTCCGGCGTTGCCGGCCGTTCCCTCACCTTGTCGGCGAGGTCCTTCATCGTGCCCGGTCCGGGCTTCTTATGTTCTCTCACGGCGGCCTCCACTTGGCCGGGCCCCCAGTTCCCGGTGGAGGTACTCCCGAAGGGGTACGGGAACCAGAGGCCCGTCGCGCGTTGCGTCCTCCACTACCGGAGCCCGTCGGGCTCCGGCCCCCGGGATCAAACGAGGTTCTCGTCAACCGAGCTGACGAAACCCTCCATCTTGGCCTTCACGTAGTCGCCGCGGCTCGCGACGTTCTTCGGGATCGGGCCCCACGATACGTCCGCGTACGTGACGGTCGGGGTATCGCCGTTCGGAAAAAAGTACGTGACGGTGACGTTGAAGACGAGGTCCGGAAGCGTTCGCTGAGCCTTCGCGATCACCTTTTGCTTGAACCGGAACCACTCCTGGCTCTGAAGGTGAAGCGAGAGGTCGAACTTCGTCCCGTTGTAGATCGAGTCGCCGCGGTTGCTGACCTCGCCCAGGTACCCGAGTTGTTTGATCTCGAGCATGTCCTCGTCGTTGAACTCACTGATCGAGTTCAACGTGTCCTCGAGGACCCCATCCGAAACGATGTTGATCACGACCTCTTGGCCCTTGATCCTCTGCGGGGTCGGCATTGTCCGGTTCCTTCCTTCTTCGCTTCCCTGTCGCTTACGCGGCTTCCGTTACGTCGACGGTTTCGCCGATCGTCGTATCGAGCACGATCGAATCGAGTGACGAGATCGTCGTGACCGCGACCTTGACCCGATAGAGGCCCTGGCCGAGCGTCGTCGGCGTGTTGCCCTGCTTGTCGGAAGCCGAGAACGCCGCGATCCGCTGACTCGCGAGATCGTCCGGCGACAAGAGCCCCTTCAGGAATCCGCGAACCTCGGCCAAAAGAGCCTTGCGGCGACGGATCGTCGAGAGCTTTTTCCCGAAGCCCGTGATGCGGTTCGCGAGCGTATCTTGGATGAAGTCCGCCATCCGGCGACGCGCGATGTTCTTCAGGTTCGGGTACGCGAGCGGATCGACCGACGTCACGCCCGACTGAAAGCTCGCGGTGCCGGCGTCCATCCGGAGCGCGCAGATACCGGCGGCCTTGAACGCGATGTAGTCCGACATCGTTAGGGATTGAGACGAGAGCCCCGACTCGATCCCGATGATGTTCCCGAGGAGCCCCGCGTCCTGGCCGGGGTTTTCCTCCGGCGGGAGCTGGCTCAGAACGCTCGCGAGGAACCCGTCGGCCCCCACGTCGACGTTGCCATCGACCGTGAAGCCAGTGCCGCCCGAGAGTCCGAGGCGTGCGATCCCGGGTACGTTCGTGCGAGCGTTCGGGTAGCAGTAGACGACCCGCTGATCCCGGTACGGGCCAACGCCCGGTTCAGAGGTGCCCTTCGCGATTGCCTTCGCGAGTGCCATCGGGGACCGCGCGAGGAACATGCGGCCGAAACAGCCGTTTGCACTCGCGCTGAGTGCGTTGTCCTTGCCCTTGCGGCGCACCGAGTTCGACTGACGAGCCGACCACGCAACGTTGATGACCTTCGCGACCGTGTTGATGTCGAGGGTCGCGTCGAACGCAGCCGAGTACGCGGCGTCGATCTGGGATTCCGTCAGGGCCGCGACGGTCGGCGTGAGGTTGATAACGGAGAACGCCGCGAGGTCGATCGGCGAAACCGAGTCGACGAGCGTGATGGAGCCGGCGATCGATGCCGTACCGGTCCCGTCGTCGGTCGCGTGCCGCACCTTGACCGTGTAGGGTCCGGCCGATGCCGCCGTCACGGCGACGTCCTGCATCGTGACGTATTTGACCGGACCGCTCGTTTTGACGACCGTCCCGGCCGGGATCTTCCCAGCGTCACCCGTTACGGCGGTGCCGACGCCGGCCGAAAACCCGAAGTCGGTCGCGGTCGTCGGCGTACTGAGTTCGACGGTCCCCGTGAGGGCCGTGTTGCTCGAGAGGCGCGGTGCGCCGCTCGAAGTCTGGTCCATCGTCGTACCCGTTAGGGCGGTTTCGACGATCAGCTTCAGCTCCGCGAACGTCACGGCGTTCGAGTTCGCTACGTTCCCGGACCCACTGACCGTGCCGGCCGTCAGGCCGAGCTTCGCCGCGGTCGCACCGGTGTCGAACCCGACGACGACGTTCTTTGCGCCGCTGCCCTTTTGGCGGGACGTCAGCCGAACTTCGGTGGTTGAGGTCGACGCGTACGTGAAACCCGCGTACTGGTTAATCCGCGCGATCACGGCGGCCTGGGTCGTGTCGGTCGAGAGGAACGTGACGGTGAAGGCCGGCGCTGAGTCGTACTGGAGCGTGACGGTCTCGCCCCCGACGATCGCGTAGGTGGCCGATGCTCCGGTCGTGACGGCCGCGACGGCCGTGAAAGTCGCGGTTACGGCGCCGGCGCCGTTGATCTTGAACGAGAGCGTGTCGGCCGTCGTGATCTGGTAGCTCGGCTTCGCGACTCCTGTGGACGAGCCGAGCCGCGAAAAGCTGACGCTCCCAACGCTCGTGTCGACCCGAACGAGCACGAGTCGGCTGAATCGCTTCCCCGAGAGCTGAACGGCTCCGTTGCCGTTCCAGTATTCGGGTGCGACGGCCGAGTCGGCATTGCGGGTGCGGGCCGACGGATTCTGGCCGGTCGTTCCCCCGTACGTGTAGCCGAGTGATCCGAACGTCTGCTGCATGTCCTCGGCGCCCGTGATCTCGGTCGCGAGATTGAAGGGTCCGTTTTCGAACTCCCCCACCAGCATCGCGGTGCCGGTCCCGACCCCCGTGATGGCGGCCGGCGGATCCCGGTCGATCACGTTGACCGACTCGATGTTCAGCAGGATATCGTTGCCGGGATCGGTCGTAAAACGCCTGATGAAGTTCGCCATGGTTCGGTTTCCCTCGCGCGCGATCGAATCGTGGCACGCACGCTCCCAGGCTTCAAACGTCCGAGTCGGGACCCCCGAGGCCAAACTCGAATGTCCCGACCTCGACTTCGGGTCGGAACCCCTCGACCGGAACCAGTTTGACGACCTCGAACCTCATCTCGAGCCCCAGGTGGGCCCAGCGCCGGTTCCGGACCGCATCCGGGTCGTCGGGCCGCATTGAGGTCGCGAGCGTGAAACAGACCGTTTGGTCGTGGTAGTCGGGCATCCGGAACCGGAGCCCGTAGATCGCTTCCGACGGGACGAACGCGTCCTCGAGTGCCGCGACGAGTGACCGCCGGAGCGGCATCGAGTCGGCCCAGCACTCGACCGTAAAGGCCTCGAAGTACTCCCCCATCACCTGGAGCGCACAGTCCTTCCGTTCCTCGTCTCGCGTCGACTCAACCACGTAGGGGGTCAGACCGACCGGCTGGTATTCACCCGCACCCGGCAAGAATACGATCGACGGGAACCGGAGCTTGTCGACGTTGTCGGGCTGCTCGATGTGGACGTCCTCCGGTTTGATCCGGTACGGGATCGTGACGGGCGATCCCTTGTCACCCGGGAGCTGAAAGATGAGCTCCGAGATGTAGCGGGCCAGGATCCTGAGCGCGACCGTACGGCCGTCGACCGCCTGAAGCGCTACCTCGGGGCGGGCCGGCCACGGCGCCGTGTTGGGCGTCGCGCCGTTCATCAGGTCGTGGGCTCGTTCGCGGGTACTCATCAGGTTGCCCCGAAGGCCCGGCGGAGCTCGCGCGCGACCTCTTCGCGAATGTACTGGGGACCGAGTCGACGAGTCGTTTTGGCGAGCGGCTGGAGGCCCCCCTTCTCGGGGTGGAAGATGCCGGTCCGCTTCATCTTGGTCGCGATCGCCCACGCGACCGACCGGTACAGTTCATCAGCAGGCCGGCCCTTCGTGACCCTGCCGGACGCGGTCTGGTTTCGCTGAGACCCAATGCCCTTTCGGCGGGCCCACTCCGCGAGGGCATCGATCATCTTCCGACCGATCTTGATGTTTTGGGGCCTGACCCCACCTTCCATCAGGACCGCCTCCAGGACCGTATTGAAGATCGCGGCTCCCGCCGGAACCTGTTCGGCTCGCCACCCGGCTCGCGCGGTTCCGCGGTCGAGCGGGAGGTCGAGGGTTTTGATCGCCCCTACGATTCGGTAAGCGGCCGCCAAGAGTCCCCGCCGGGCCGCATCCGGCATCGCGCGCCCGATCCCGGCCGCCCAGGCGCCGGCCTCTTCGATCGGGATAACGGTCGAGGGCATGCCGGAAGCTTGGCGGCCCCGCGCCATCGGTTCAACGATGGTTACGCTAATCGTTTACGTCGCGGCCGCGTTTGGGTTCTACCAACACTGGGATGCTGACCTCGTGGAGCACGGGCGGTGGGACCGACCGCTCCTGGTCCTTCAGGCGTCGGTCTGGTTCGGGATCGTGCTCGTGATGGTCTTGTTCGCGGCTATCTCGGGCGCGGCGCGCGCCGGCGGTGCCGTCCAGCGCTGGCTCACCAGCTAAGGCAGCTGACGCGCCGGTGGGTCGTCCGAGATTCTCTCGAGTGCGACCGCCCAAAAGACCTGCTCGGCATTCCGGAACGGCTGCCCCAGGATCCGGTACTTCTGCGGTCGAACCGGCCCCCCAGAGCGACCGTCCTCGACGAGCTCGTACCAGAAGTCGAACCGCTCCGGAACTTCGTCCGCGCCCGTGCGCGGGTATCCGAGCCCATTGAGCTGGTCCTCCGTGTACCGCATCGAGATCTCGTCGACCCGGATGGATCCGACCGGGTACGCGCCGGCGTGGAACGGTACCCGCGAGACCGCGTCGAGCGGGCTGACGCGCGGGGTCGGGAGCAGCTCTACCCGGCTGAGCTCGCGCTCGCGTCCTTCGCCGCGTTCCTCCCCCGTCCACCCCGAGTGAACCAAGAATACCCGGTATGGCCGGATCCCGAGCTTGGTCGCGAGCTGACGAATCTTGTCGGCCTTCCCGACGAGCTTGTCGATGAGGGTTCGGCCGACCTTACCCGGCGGGAGCGGTCCGACCTTCGGCATCCGTCAGTGAACGATCGGCACGTTGATGCCGACCGCTCCCCCACCGGATTGCCAAAATCGCTTGTCGTACGGGTTCGGGATCACACCCAAGATGTTGGCGAGCCCGTTCCGGATGAAGTCGTACCGCTGGATGACCTTCTCGAACTCGTCCGGGTTCAGGTCGATCGACCCGACCTTGCTTGCGACGAGCGTCTCGGTGTCGTCGAACAGTTGGAACTCGACCGCGTCGAGTTGATCGAGGAGCTGTCGCGCCTTCGCCTCGGCCGGCAACAGGATCTTGTCCATCGCGGGCTCGATCATGAACTGGGTCTGGACCGACGCCGGGACACCTAACACGAACGTCGCGACCTCCGCGACGTTGAGGTAGCCGAGGTGATGCCGAATCCGGACCCGTTCGTCCTCCGAAAGCGCCACCCTACTCCTCCAGCTTCTGGAGCTGAACTCCCTGACCGATGAGGTCCTCGATCCGGTAGTTCGACTCGTCGACGATCTTGCCGGGCTTCAGCATCGTCAGGGAACCGCGGTGCATGATCCGACGTTCTTGAAGGACCCGGTAGCGGGCGACCGGTACGACGGGCTCATCGGGCTCGCGTTCCTCGCGCGCGGCCCTGACGAGGTCGGGGGGCGCGAGCGGGATCGTTGCCGAGTCGTGTTCGACGAACGGTGCCCCCGAACTTCCCCCGGGGATCTGGGATTCTGCCTGCTGGGCCTGCTGCGGCTTCGGTGCTGATCTGGCCATCTCGTCTGTACCTCCGCGGTTCCTTTACCGCCCCCGCGAAGGGCGGACAAGCAAAAGGCCACCCGGCGTAAACCAGGTGGCCCTTCGCGGCTTACGGGAAGCGACTAAGCGCTAGCCCAATGCGTGCTCAATCACGACAGCGCGCTTGTAGAGCTCGCTGCCACCCTGCGCGGTGAAGTCGGTCGGGGCCGACCAGCCGGCCGTGATGGACCAGCTCGAACTGACGAGGTCCTGCATGCGGTTCACGGGAGCCCGGATGATCAGCCGGATACGGTCGGTCGAGATCTGGACGCCGTTGTTCACGATGTCGAACTCGCCGATCTTCCCGTTGACGCCCGCTTCGCTCACGTAGGCGGACTCGTCGAGCCCGTGCTCGTAGAGGGCGCCGCGGCCACATACGATCACGCGTCCGACCTTTACGCCGCCGTTGTTGACGACTTCGGCGCCGATGTCGGCCGCGTAGAACGCATTCGCCGAAGTTCCGGTCAGGGTCCCGGAGTTCCCCGAGTCAGGCGACTCGGTGTTCATGTAGAACGAGACGCCCGCGACGGTCCCGATGTACGCCTGCTTGTAGGGGGCGTTCTCGGGCAGCGATTGCTGAAGGCGCTGGTAGACCGGGTCCTGGAACACTTGAGCGTTCGTCAGGCTCGACAGGTGAGCGTGATAGAACCCGTCCTCGTGGGGCGGCACGTTGCGCTGGCGGAGTTCCGCGCAGGCATTGATGACGTCCTGAAGCGCGATCGTGTCCGAGCTTGAAAGCGCGTCGACCGAGTCACCACCGCCGCTGCGGAGGATCTTCGGGCGGAGCGCCGAAAGCACGGGCGAGCGGGTCGCGACGACCGACCCGACGGTCGCGGAGAGCGTCAAGGTACCGGGCCCGAACGGGTCCGTGGGGTCGTCGGGAGCGAAACCGATCGCGTTGCGGACGATCGGGGTCGCGCCGTTCATGATCGTGATCGAGAGCGGCGAGGAGGGACCGATCGGAACCGGGCGAACCTGAGCGTTCGTCGAACCGATGACGGTCGTGAACCCGTTGAGGGCCGCGACCCGGATCGTGGTGTCGCCGGTACCGGTTGCGGCGATCAGGTTCGTCGAGCCTCCCAAGTAGGGCTTGAAGAACGCGTTGCGGGCCATTCGGTTGACCGACATACCGGCCTGGATGCCGAGTTGGTGAACGTTCCGGCCGAACTGGTCGCCGATCGAAACGGCGCTGGTCGGCATGTGGGTGTCGATCGAATCGCCGTATTGGTCGATGCGCGCGTACCACTGCTCGTACGTCAGGGCCTGGGGATTGGGGTCGACGCCCGCGACGAGCGGGGTTGTCTTGGGGCGCAGAAGGCCCGGGCGGGTCTCCAGCTTCTCGGTGCCGAGGTTACCCTCGAAGCGCTGAAACATACCCTCGGCGCGGTACTGGAGCGCCGGCACAAGACCGTCGTGGAATGCCCTCTCGAGCATCCCCTCTTGGATGAGCGACTGAATGCCCTCCGGGAGGGCAGAGACGATAGAGCCTTGGATGGCCATTGGGATGGATCTTTCGGGTGGGGGTTCTGGTAGCCTTCGCTACTGGGCCTCTGCCACTCCTCCCGGGACCGACCGTTAACCGCCGTCGTGCGCGTATTGGGGGACTGGGTCTGCCTGTTCGCGTCTGGACACCGGAACCGTGGCATTCGTCCCGAGCCCGCGCAAGCCGCCCCCAAAAGCAGAAGGGGCAAACGACCTCTCGATCGCTTGCCCCTCCGGGGATCAGGACGTCCTCGTTACCAGGACATACCGCGCGCCCGCTTGTACTCGGCGAGCTCGGTGCTGTTCATCGAGTTCGGCTGACCGGGCCGCGGGGTCTTACCGCCGAACTTCCCCATGTCGAGAGAAGACGTTGCGGTCTTGCGGTCCTTCGGTTTCGTATCGAGCGGCACCTTCGGTTTCTTGGCCGCCTCGGCCGTCTCGCGCTTCTTCTTGTCGTCGTCGGTCTCGGTCGAATCGGCCCCGCGCGCAATCTTCGGGTGCTTCTCCGCGTACTGCCGGAACCAGGTCGAAACATCTTCTTCGTCCATCGCCCTGACCTTCGAGCTTGAGAGCCCCCGGACGTGGCGACGGAATCGGTCGAGCGCGACATCGACGTAGTCTTCCTCGAACAGCTTCGCGGCGATCTTCGTCAGGACCTGCTCCTGGCGATCGGCCAACATCCCCTCTTCCTTCTCGGAATTGAGGCGCTCGAGTTCCGCGATCCGGTCCTCCTTCTTCTTGAGGTCCTCCTTGAGTCGCGTCTCCTCGTCGAGCTTCGCCCGGCGCTCTTCATCCGCCTTTGCGTCGGCGGCTTCTTTCGCCTTCTTGAGCGACTGGGCTTCCTTGCGCTCTTCGGCGATCTTGTCGAGATCGCTCGTTCCGAAGATCCGGCGGAGTTCCTTCGCCGACATCTGGGCGACCCGCTTGAGGAACTGGGCCTGCGGGATCTTGTAGACGCCGTCGTCATCCGGGACGAGATCGTCGTCGTCACCCTTCGCGGCTTTCGGCGGATCTTTCGGCTTCTCTTCGGAAGCCTTCGGGGGATCCTTCGGTTTCTCTTCGAGCGTCTTCTCGACCGGTTTCTCAACCGGCTTTTCTTCTTCAGCCATTGATTCCTCCACGGGGTCAGGGGTCGTTTATCCCCCGACCCCGCGGGGCGAACACGCGAGACCCTCTCAGGTCAGGACGCCTTCGGAAGCCTTCAGGAGCGTATCGAGGTTCGTACCGGGCACGAGACCGAGCGTGATGGTCGCTTGCGTGACGGCATCGGCGGAAACGAACTGAACCGTGTCCTTCGCGAGGTTGAGGTTGCACTGAAGGGTCGTGCTGGAGCGCGAACCCGGCGCAATCACTTTGCCCTCACCCGTCACGGTCCCGACCGTCAGAACGGCCCGGAGCAACATCACGGCGCCGATCGCGGTCACGGATGTCGGGAGTGCAATATCACTCGTCACGACCGGGAGCGTGAGCGTTACGGTATCCATGACGGCCGGCAAGTAGTCGACGTCGACGCGAGTCCAGGCGTCAGCGGACGCGAACGTCAGGTCGCCGGCGGCCGAGATGTTGATGTGACCGGCGGCGGTGGCGCTCGTCATCGGGGGAGTGTCGATCACCAACTCGGCAGGAGTGCCGGAACCCGCGACCGCGACCGCTCGATGAATCCGACACGCCTTCGCGTCGTTCGGGAGCTTGAGCGTGTGGGTCGAGGCAATCTGGTCGAGCGGCACGGGCGCGCTGGGGGCCTGCTTGTAGAGGTGAACCGAGAGGGACCGCAGGACGTCGCCGAGTTTTGCGGTGCGGAACTCGTCAGCGAGATGGTTCGGGTTGGCTCGGTTGAAAGCGTCCTTCAGGCTCATTGGGCATTCTCCTCGGGGTGGGCCCCCAGAACGTGATTCACTGCGGTCCGGCGATCAAGTAAACGATCTTGCCGTTCCCCTTGGCCTCGAGGCCCTTCAGGTAGCCGTTCGAGGGGAATTCGAACATCTGCGTGCCGTCGATCGGAAGGATCGACACGATATCGGATCCGCCCCCCGGGTCCTGTAGCGTGAGCCGGATCTGAAACCCCGACCCGCCCGCGACCCTCACGTACAGGAGCGTCCCCTGCTGAACCGTATCGGTCGGGCCGACCCCCGAGAGGGTTGCGAACGATCCGGCGCTCGCGAGGTTCCGCTCGAGGGTTCCGGTTGAGGCGTTGACGAGCTTCTTTTGCGGGGCGAGCGAAAGCGGTTCCGTATGGGTCCCGGACGGGAACGACGAGTCAGAGACCACGTCGGGTCCGACCGAGAGACTGCCGTCCAGGACCGCGATCGACACGGGTTACTTCCCGAGCCTGTACGATTTGCGGGGATTCCCCATCGAGCCAGCACCGCGCTCGGGGGACGCCGGCGCGTCGAGTTTTTTCAGGAGCTCGCCGGAGGGTGACGTTTCGGTATTGAGGTCGGACGACTCACCCTGGGGTTGCTTCTTCTGCTCACCCTTCGTGAAGTCGCGGCCCTCGCCGGTCTTCATACCGCCCGGATTGCGGGTGAAGTCGTTGCCGGCGCCGGTCTTGACGCCGCCCGGGTTTTTGACGAAGTCGTTTCCACCGGTCGTCGGGCCGGTCGCGGTCGAGGCTCCCTTGCCGTTTCCGAAGGGGCTCTCTTTACCGGTACCGGGATATTTGCCGTCAGCGTTCATCTGTCACCTCGCAGGCCAATCATGGATGGGGGCGCGGAGTGGTTCAACCACGCAACCGATAAGACTTCTTGGGGGCTTCTTTCGCGGGAGGCTTGAGCGGGGTCTCGCCGTCGGGGCCGGGGTCACGTTTCACCTCGCCGGGCGGATACCCCGGGTAGACCTTGGTTGGAGCAACGGCGGCCGGTGGGTCGGGCATCTTGCCGGGTGCCGGTTTCCCGCTGAGCGAGTACTGCCCCGTGTGGTCCCGTAGTCCGGTTGCGTCTCTCAGCTTGTAAGGTTTCGTCGCCATCCTGGCCTCCACCGCGCCGCGCGGCGCGGTCCCGTAGCTTCGCGCCCCCAGGGGAGCGGTGCAAGGGGCGCTACTTTCCGAACTTCTCGAGCGGGATCGTCGTCATCTTGGGCCGCGGCGGTACGGGGCCCTTCCGGCCCTCCGCGCGCCAGCGCGCGCTTACCTGCTCGGCCGGACGCCACGCGAGCGTCGCGGGGATCGGCCACGAAACCCGGTGCGGGATGACGGTCTCGCGATCGTTCGGTCGATTCGGTGGGTGTTGGTAAAGCCCGAGGTACCAACCGAACGGTTCCTGCATTCGACGGATCTGGCCATGAACCTGGTAGGAGTCCCACGAGGTGCGGTCGTCGAACACCGCGCACAGGATCTTCGTCATATCGCCAAGCTGCTTGTCCGCCTCCTGCATCCCCTCGTGCGCGGCAGCGTTGTACGCGTACATCGACTCAGTGCGAACGATCCGTTCCGCCCAGTGTTTCGGAGCCCCCTGGAGGAAAGGCGAGTTTTCGACGAGGTCCTGCCGGACTTCCGCCCATGACTTGCGGGCCACGAGCCCGACCTGAAGCGACTCCTCGAACTGCCCCACCACCTCTTCGCCGTACCGGTCCAGGATCCCCTTCTTGGCCGGATGCTCAGGCGTCTCATCGCCGGTCGACATCAGCCGGCGCAGCATCGACGAATCGGTCCCGGAATAGGCACGGTCGAGGATCGCGGCTTCCTTCAGCGCGAGCGGTCGCGCCCCAACCCCCCTGAATGCCTTCTCGGCGCGTCCGAGGTAGTCGACGAGGTTACCGACGGACCGGTCGACCGCGTCGTGCCCTTGGTCGACCACGAGCCGCCCCAGGCCCTTCTGGAGTCCCTTCGAGACATCCCGGACCTGCCGGAGCGTCGCCTGAAGTTGCTCGTGTGTGAACGACCCCTGACCGGGCCCTCCACCGGCACGCGTCGACGCTGCGATCCGTTTCGTCAGGTCGGCCGCGGCCCGGTCGAGGAGCTTCTGAAGTCGTTTCTGCCCGACCCGGCTCGAAAGGTCGATCGCCTCGGCGCGGTTGCGCTTAACGACGTCGAGTAGGGCCTCGTCCCGCTTGGCCATTACGGATCCTCTCGAGTCGGCGGGTCGCGGCCCAGCAGAGGTCGCACAGACAGGTCTTCAGGACCCCGCTCTGGCACCGGCGTGCCGCGTGGTCGGAGATTAACCGGATGAGCCTGTCGATCTCGATCTGCTCGGGAGCAGGCGGTTGAACGCGGCGACGCATTCACGATCGTGAACACGCGGCGCCTCTACTTCAAACCGGGTGGCTTCGGAGCTTTCGGTGCGAACGGATTCGGCGGCCTTTTGGGCATCCCGGGTTTCGGCTCGGGTTCGCTCTCGTCGTCCTCGTCGTCATCTTCCCCGGGAGCGTCGTCTTTCCCAACCGGGCCACCCGCGGGCGGGAACATCGTGGCCTGCCGGACCTGGTCTTCTTGGTTCGACTTCTGAACCTTCCCCCACTCCTCGGCGGGGTCGCGGTTGAAGATCGTCGCGGCTTCCTCGACCGCCGTTTGCTGCGACAGAACCGCTTTGCCGCCCGACGCGAGCTGGACTGCCTGTACGGCCTGGTTCTTGTCCTGGGCCGTCAGCGGGAACCATTCGCCCCACCCGAGGTCGATCCGCTCGCCTTTGCCCGGAACCCGTTCGACTTCTTCGAACATCGGGATATCGGGTTCGGGTTCTTCTGACTTCGGTTCCGGGATCCCGTCTGGTCCGATCTTCGGGGGGTCCGGGGGAGGCTTCGGAACCGGCACCATCTTGGGCGGCAGATCGATCGATTCGACTGCTTCGACCGAATTGGATTCAGCCTCAGAAGATTCGCTTTCTGATTCCGACTTCGGGTCGGCCGGAACCTGAATCGTGACGGGTCGGCCGTTACGCTCGCGCGCGACCCGGAGCTGCTGCTCGATGAGCAGCTTGATCCCGGCCCCATAGAGCTCTCGGTGAACGGCTGCCTTCCCGAGCATCGGAGCGTAGATCGCTTTGATCGCGACCGAGCTCGTACCGGCCGCCGCGACCTGATCGGGGTCCGGGATCACGCACTGGCAGGCCTCGAGGATCGACGCGCGCGCGTCCGCCTTCGCGGCGAGTCCGGCCGTGACGCCCGAGCCAGCAATCTCGAGGTAGTGGGCATCGCCGTTCTCGCCGACCGTCAGGGCGTTGTCCGACCCCTTCTTGATCCCGGTCCGGCCCGCGACGATCGCGTTCATCTTCAGGACCACGGTTGGGTCGAGGTTGAGGATCGTGCCGCGCGAGATGACGGAGTTCAGGAGGTCGAGCGAGTCCATCGCGTCGTACTGCCCGTGGTAGTCCGGAACCCCCTCGGGGTCGCTCGACGGCTGATTTTGAATCCAAACAAACGGGCAGAACCCGAACCCGTGTTGGACTTTACCTTGGGGATCCTCGATCCACATCGGCTCGACGCCCGGTTTGAAAGGCGCCGGCAAGAACGACACCGTCGCGTCCGGGGTCCAGTCCTGACGCTGCCAGTAGTAGTTCCGAACGATACGCTTCTTCAGAGCGTCGTACTCGTCTTCGTGCGTGATGGTGAACTCCGAGACGTGCGCGACGATCTGCTTCTTCCGGTCTTCCCACTCGTGCACGTAAAGGTTCCGGACGTTGTGGACCTCGACCCGCGGCTTACCGCGGTCGAACGCCCACGAGATTCCGACGGACCCGGTGGCGCCCCCGAGGTTTCGGGCCTGCACCATCGCGACCCTCAGGCCCTCTTCTTTCGCGAGCGCTTCCGCGTAATCTTGCGTGTCGGGGTCGCCCGAGCAGAGAAGTCGGGGCCAGCGGTCTTCCCCGAACAGCATGTTGGTGAAGGCTTCGACGATCGTTTTGCCGATCCGGATCGGCGCCGACGGCCGACGCTGACGAAGCGGGATGTAGAAGCTCGCGACCTCGGCCGTGATGAGCGGCTGCATGGCCTCCGAGCCGCGGCGCTGAATTCGGCCGTCGAAGTCGTACTGCTTGTAATCGTGTTGGGTGCAGTCGAAGTACTGGAGCATCCTGGTGAGCTCGAAGTACCGCTCGCTCTTGATGATCGCGGATGCTTTAAAGTCGTCGTCCGCCATCACCGGGCCCTCGCGCGGGCGGCCGCGGAGCCCGCGAGCGGCGCGGCAGCGGCCGGCATCGGACGCGCGCGTTCGGCTCGTCCTTCTTCGATCATTCGCTCGGCTTCTGCCGAGAGCGATACGCCGAGGATCTCGTCCGGCTCCTCGACCGCGCCGCGCGGCGCGGTACCGGCCCGGTCGAGCGCCGGCGACAACCGGCACCCAACCTCGAGGAGCGCGAGACCGGCCCCGTACAGGGCGAGTCCCGCGACGTCGCCGACGAGCGTCCTGAACCTCATCTGTTCCCTTCTAGCCCCCGGGGACCGGGGACTCAAACGGCTCAGGCGAGGACCGAGAACCAAACCGTGATCGTGACGCTACCGGCCGTGAGAGCCGCGAGCGTGTGGCCTCCATCGGGCGTGAAGGTCGCGTTGAGTTGCTGGGCCGAGAACTTCCCTTGCGCGTGAGCACCGGTGCGGGGCGATAGGGAACCGGTCGCGGCGCCCGTGAAGACGTCCATCTGGCTCACGATCGCGGCCGCGACGGTGCCGCCGATGTCGAGCTTCACGGCCGAGACCGAGCCGCCCGAGAACAGGGTCGTGACGAGTACTTCGTGCGCGAGCACGATCGCGTTCGCCGGCAGGGCAGCGCCGATCGCGACTACTTGGGCTTCGCCCGCGACCGCGTCCGTCAGGGTCGCGTCCGTCACCGTCACGGTGCGCTTCTGGAGCGCAATCGCGGCGTCTGCCGATGCTTTCACTTCCGCGAGTGCGGTCTCAACGTTCTGCGCCGTGAAGAGCGAACCGGCATCTTCGATTCCGACGGCTGAGGCGCCCGAACCAGTCGCGGTCGACGCGAGGCTGGCGTTGAGCCCGACCATCATGATCTCTTCGAGTTCGACTTCGTTCGCCCCTTTTGCGTGCGCCGCAACCGCTTTGGCGGCTGCTGCCGCGACCGTCGGGTCCGTTGTCGGCACCAGCAAGGCGCCAGCCCCGGTGGCCTGACTGTAGGAGAACGCGTCGACGACGCTATCGAGCGTGACACCAGGAAGCAGTTTGCCGCCCGCGAACGTGACGGTGTTGATCAAAAAGTAGGTCGCCATCTTGGGTTCTCCTCGGGAGTACCCAATGATGTCAGAGCCCGGCAGACGCCGCAACGAATCAGGTCGAGCAGTTTCCCGGATTCATCAGGACCCAGTTGGCGGCACCGCCTCCGAGGGTTGCGTTGATCGTATAGACGATCTCGGCGTACCCGGGTCCAAACGTAGGAGCCCCCGGAACGTGACAGAGCGTAACGGCCCCCGCGTTTTTGATCGTCAGGTCGAAGAGTCCGGAGAAGTTGAAGATCTTGACGATCGCCCCCGGTTTAACCGGAACGTCGTTGTAGAAGGTAACGATGTGCCCCTCGCCATCAGGTGAAAGCGCGAGCTCGGTGATCGATGCCGTCAGGCGAATGTCGTGTGTGGTTCCATAGCCGGCGGATGTATCGCCCGAGATGATCTGTACCTGAAGTTCCGGCGGAACTTGGGAACCGTCAAACTGCTGATACTCCTTAACGACCCACACACCCGACCCGATATGGATCCAGGTGATGAACGACGATTTGCCCGATACCGAACCGGCATCGGTCCAGGGGTTCGTGATGAAGTTCCCATTCCAGGTAATTTCGGTTCCCCCGGCTTGAGGGCGGAAGTAAAGTGTGAGCGTCCACCAAAGTGGAGGATTCACACCGTTGAACTTCGGCTGGTTGACCTTGAGGCTGCTGGAATAGATGACGTGTTGCTCGAACCCATTCAGTAGATCGGGCGAGATCTCATCAGGCGTCGGCCCGGTGTTGATCGGGCACAGGTAGTAGTTTCCGAACGTCCCGTCGGGGGTTGCGCTTCCCCCCTTGGAGAGAAGCTGCATCGTTGTGTCCGTCATGTTCGACAGATCGACGAGAGACCACGACCCACCGTTCGTCCAGACAGACCAACGCGGTTTAACGGTACCGGCGAACTGCGACCCGATCGTCGTGATGTGTACGATCGTGCCAGTACCGGCCTGCGTAGGTTCGAACGTATAGAGGTCCCCCGAGTGACACATGTCGAACTCGATCGCCGCGATGGTCGTATTGTTCGCCGCATGCATGCGGATAAAGTTGCCTAGGTGCAGGCTGTCCGCGTTGTTCTCCCAATGGCACGTTTGAAACTTGAGCTGGTTACAGGCGTTGTTGTTATCGGCCGGTCGAAAGAACGTGCTGGCCTGCCCGATGTTCGCCTGAAACAGCGCACCAGTAAAAGACGACTCACCTAGTCCCTCCAGATCGAGACCGACCCCACATGCTTGGGCCGATAGGCCGATCGACTTGTGTGTATTCGAGCCGATGTAGTGAAGCCCTCGCCCGCACCCTACGACCGCAAGATCGTCTTGCGTACAGGCGAACGTTGTGTCGAAGTCGATACCAATTTTGAAGTTCGCGAATATGACATCGGTCAACTTGCAATTGACCCAATCGTGAGCGAGTCCTGTATTCCGTCCAAGTCCGGTACCCGTACCATAACCCGGTCCAACAACGGCGAAGTGCGCGAGCGTCGGTCCCACGTACGGTTGGCCGTCCACTTCTAAGAAACCACCCGAAAACACGCGTACGGTCGAGCCGTATTGCAGATCGGTTCTTAGCCAGTCGTCTGAACCAAATACCGACTGGGCGAGTGTAGCGGCGCCATGTCCGCTGATCTTAAGCCCGGGAATCGTAATCTGATCAAGCGGACCCGACAGCGCGTACGCGCGCGCACTACCCGGTATCAGAACCTCTTTACCTCGAGCCTGTGCGAAGGCGATCGCGTCGTTGAACGACGCGAGATTGTCGGTGCCGTAGCAGAATCGCAGGGAGCTCCCGGCGACAGTTGCACCTGGGGAGATCGTGACGTTGTGCGAGTTGACGAGCGCAGAGATCGTCGCCGCGTGTTGAACACTCCGGTAGAACGTCTGCCCCGAAAGACTCGGCGGCGCCGGGTAGATGTATGCGCTGGTGTTGCTCGCGACCGAGACGACGTTGTATTCGGCAGACGCAATCTTGATCCGCTGGCCCGTAAAAAACTCCGTCGTGAACAGAGTACCGGACCCTGTGAGCAAATAGCCTTCATTCGCGACGAACGAAGTACTAGTCGTGACGGTTCCGGTCCCGACAGTTTTCGGCGTGTGAATCAGGACGATCTTGCCGACGTCGGCCGCCGTGAAGGTCGTCGCGGTCGACTGGAGGTTGTTGACGCTTCCGCCCGACAACACACCGTCAGCGGCCCCCGCGACATCGGAGATAGCTCCGAAACTCAGAACGTCCACGGGACCACTGACGACCAGTTGACCTGTTGTGTCGGTGATCAACGATCCCGCGCCGTATCGACCAAGCCGCTGCGCCCGCATATCGATATCGGGCATCGCGGTCGAGTTACCAGAAGACGCGATACTGGCGCCGATACAAGACTTCAACGCGACCCGGACGTCGTGGGCTTGTGCGTAAACAGACCCAAACAGATCGTTCCCTTGCGTGTCGTACACCGACGGGTGGTCCTGCGAGATCCAGAACTGGCACCCGGTCGCGCGGAATGCCGAATTGGTCGGGAGCTCCTGCGAACCGATCTGGGTTTTGGCTTCGACGTACACGAAACCAGACCCGGAATAAGTACCGTTGCCGACAGACCCAACGAGTGTGAAGGTGTTGGCATCGGACACCGTCACGGTCCAGAAACCGTTGGCGCTGGTGTTGCCTAGCGCTCCGAAGACTTCGATCCGATCGCCTGTTTTGAGAAGGTGCGCCGCCGCCGTGCATACGATAGGGGCTGTGTTCGTCGCAGCCGTAATGGCAAAGTTACGTTGGTTCCAGATCAAACCACCTTCGATATCGACGGCACCACCGAGAAAGTCGATCGCGACGTCCCAGTCGCCCGTATACGCGCTGGCGTTGACGGGTGACATGTACCACTCGCAATTCTTCATCAGAATCGAGCCAGCGCCCGACCCGACTCCGCCTCCACTATTCACGATTGCGTTGTTGCCCTCGGCTTCGACATCGTACAGGGCAAGGCGCGCGTTACCGCCCGCCAGAACCGCCGCCCCCACGCATCCGTTGATTACGCCACCGAACATGGATGTCGGGCCCGACGACAACGCCATGTTAAGCCCATAGCGAAAGTAGTTGAGTGCGCTTCCAAACAGCGCAACGTTTTTCGTATTGTTCCCGGCTAGGTTCACGATGCCGTCGGCAAGTTGCCCGACCAAGTAGGTCGTCTGGATCGTGCATCCGTAAAAACGGATGTTGTCTGTTTGGGTGATACCTCCGGTGTTGGGACCGAGGGCTACGGCGGCGCCGCCTGCCACGTTCCTGGGGCTTGTGATCTGGCAGTCGTGAATGTCGACACCTGATGCGCCGATCGCGTTCACTTGGTCGGGACGGATCCAAAGGACGCGCTTAGCAACGCCCGCACCGTCTAACCATAGGTTTTGAATCCGTAGACCATTCACTCCCGGACAATCCAATAACGTGCCATCGGTCGCGCCTGTCCAACGGAGCCGCACGCCCATGTTACCCGCACCCGACGCGGTCTCACCTATGAGTCGAATTGTTTGATTCGGATGACCCTGAATCGTAAGCGTCTGGTTGATGCCGTAAAACCCCGAACCCGCGACAGGAAACGGAATCCGGATCTCGAGACTTTTCGTACTCGTCAGAGTCGCGGCGAGATTGATCGCAGCTTGAATTCCCGCTGTATCGGCAGCGTCGATTCCACGACCTGCCCCGAACCAAGCGGTGCTGATAGCTCCCGAATACTGCCGCTCCCAGCGCCCCGTCGTAAGAGCCGCTGCGGTTCCGAACCCTGGTTGGATTACGACTCCGCCGTCGTGAAGTGCGGTCGAGGTCGCGTTCCATCGGAACGTCCCACCCCCGTTATCGCCCGCTGCTGCGAAGTTCGCGACCTCGACGGTTTTGGCTCTGTTGGATCGAGCCCCCACAAGAGCCGCGATCGTCGCGAACGTCGGCGTGAGGGCAGTGCGATCCCCTTCCGTCGCTTGAGCCCACCCACGAGCGTTTGAGGAGGAATTGTCCTCACCCAAAACTTCTCGAAATGCCGGCTCGCGCCCACCATCATCCCACAATAGACCGTTCGGATCGCGCGTTACCGCGAAGATGAAACTTTTGAGGTTTGCCCCAAGCCCATCTCCGACCGTCAACTGCGCTCGATAGGTCCCGGGCGTTGTCGCCAAATAGGTAGCGTGAAACGAGTTCGGACTCGACGGTTGTGTCTGGGCGGCTCCCGCAGGCCACGCCGTGAAGGTCCAGATCGGATTCGTCTGCCCGCTCGACGATTGCGCAACGAAGTCGATCGTAGTCCCGGACCGAAGATCGACGCGTGCGATATCCTGTGTACCGGGACTGTCTTCCTGGCTTACCGTGAAATGAGCGCCGCTCATAGGGGTGTCAATCCGTTCGCTGTAGAGAAGAATGTTCGAAGTTTTGCGCGGTCCGATGCAGAAGGGATTCCAGACGCGATGTAGATATCGGCGACGTCACCCCCCCACGGCTGACCGGCGTAGCTCTCGCCGATCTTAAACCCAGACGTGCCAATATCCGACGACACATTTGACGACGTCAATACGCGCGTTACGCCGTTCACGCGCACGACTACTGGAGCGCCTACTGTCAATTCCCATTCGATCAAGAATGGTTGAGTGATGTCTGGTGCGGTCGCCGTGAGTTCGGAAGCAAGTCCTCCGACACCGTCGTTCCAATAGTAACAAGCACCGCCTATGTTGGTAGGGTATAGGATCGATACTGCACCCGTCGTTCTGAATTGAAAGATCGTGCCGCCTACCGAGGTGCTGGCTTTCGCGACTGCTAGCGCGTAGCGAGGGGCTCCTGCCGCTAGGATGTCGGTGGTGTCGGCTAAGAGCTGATTACTGCCGATAGTGAAAGCGATCGTGGGTCGGCCATTAATACCGTTCGCGATTGCGGGGCGCAAGCTAGCGTTGCTCTGTGTGCCCGTGAAAGCAGCGGGTGGTGCCGTTGTAGCCCATGCGCTTGCGGCGCCCGAAACATTCGTAACGCGTTCACGTGCCCCGAACCACGCGACTGTTTCGGGGACATCAAACGGAGACCAACCCCGCCAGTCTTGCCAGTCTTGCGGCATTCAGGGCCCCGATAGACCAAATACCGTCGCGGTCGTTGCTGCATTGACCTTGCTGAGGGCGATCCGGATCCGCGTGCCGGCAACCTGGGTACCGAGCGATTGAGCAGTTCCGCCAACGCCCGTGACGTTGACGTTGCCCGTCACGGCTACGAACAGCCCCTTGGTACAAGTAGCGGTGACGTCCGTAGAATCGCTCGGCGTGATCGCCGTAAGGGTGTTGGGGTCCTTCAGCGCGAGTATGTCGGTGTGAAGGGTATCGAGTTTTCCCGCGAGCGTCGTCGCGAGATCCGTGTGAAGGGTTGTCCCGAGGTCGGCATGGAGGGTATCGAGCTTCGTGTTCGCGCTCGTCTGAAGCGCGCTCGTCGCGAGTCCCGCCGTCGAAACAGTCGCCGTGACGTTGACGGTTCCGGCCCCGAGGTCTCCCCCCATCGTGAACGTATAGGTGCCGGTGGCGTCTCCCCCGGGAGGCGTCACGAGCAGGAACGCGCTGATCGATCCGGCCGAATTCTCGGCCCTGTTCGTCAGCGCCGGCACCGTGAAGTACGAGAGCTTCCCGGGGTCGACCGTTTGGGTCGCGCTCAGGTACCAGGCCTGCGTGATGTCGTCGTACACGTAAAGCGCGACCGACATCGAGTTCGGACTTCCCGACCCAACGTACTGGTACCCGACCACGATGTTTTGGATCGGGAACCCGTTGATGTTGCTGATTACGCAGTCGAACTCGGGGTTGTTCGACGTGTTCTGAGGGGCGTCGGTCGGGGCCGAGTCGGTCCCGAGCGTCGGAAACGTAGCGGCGCCGACGGAGCGGCTGAAGGCCTTGCCGAATCGCATCCCCTACCGTGGCAGCCGCCCCGCGGGCGTTCAACCACCGCGCCGCGCGGCGCGGTCAGGAGGTAGCGCGCGTGACGTCCGGTACGACCGAACAGATCCCGGTCTGGACGGTCGTGACGTTCCCGGTCGAGTCCATCACCTGGACGTCGTACCGGAGGTTCACGGGGTTATCGGGCAACGCGAGCGTCGGGGCCGGCGGGATCGTGACCCGAACCCGGCCCCCGAGAGCATCGACGATCGCGACTCCCGAGGTCGTGGTCGAGAGCGCGATCGTCGCGGATGCGTCCTGGTCCGATACGGTCCGCTTGGCCGTGAACCACGCCTTGCCGGCCGTCAGGTCGATTACCTGTAGGAACCCGGTCGCGGGATCCGGCCGCTTCGCGACGACCTCGAACGCGTACGTGTCGCCGCGCGGGAACGAGATGTCCTTCTGCTCCATCCCGGGATGTTACGCCGTCTGGGAGACGGCTGCCCATTCGACCGAGAGGCCCTTGCCGTGGCCGAAGAGCGCGAACCCCGCGTACCCGATCGTCCGGACCGCCATCGCGACCTCTCCCCCGACGATCCAAGAATCATCGCTCGGGTGAATCGTGACGGCGTCCGAGATTCGGGCGAGCGCCCCCTGCTCCCCACCGGCCTGAACCCCAACCAGCATCGACATATGCTGGGCGCCGTCGGGCGCGAACCTAACGGACGCGTCCTGCGTGACGTCCTCGATCTTCACGCCGGCGTTGAGCCGCACACGGGCTCGCCAGTGAAACCGCGGGAACGCCGGGTCGCAGAACATCAAAAGCTTCGCGACCGCCGACGGATGTTGCGAGAGTGGCCACCCGGCTCCCCAGGACCGCACCACGTAACCACCAGCGCCGTTCCGGAGCATCATCTCGGGCACGACCGGGATCGTCGTCGCCCCCATCGCCTCGAGCGCGGTCGCCTTCTCGCGCGAGACGAACGCGCCGTTCCAGAAGTTCCCCGTCGGATCGCTAAGTACAACGTGTTGGTTGCTCATGTTCGTCCCTTTGCCTTTTCCTCGACCCAGGACGCGAGCGCCAAGCCCGTCAGGGCCGTCACGGCGCCCGCGTACGCGACCACGACGAAGACGGCCAAGAGGATCCAGGCTGCGTCGTCGGCGGCTCGGTCGAGCTTCATCAGGTCAGGGATGGCGCCGGCGAGCCGTACGGGAACCGGCGAATTGCTTCGCGCCGTGCTTCCAGGCCGGGAACGCGGCCCCAAAGACGCTCCGGACCTGGCCGCCGTCCATCAGGATCTGGTAACCACCCGCGTCCATCGAGTAGGGAGCCGCGAGTTTTCCGAGTTGGTCGAATCTTCGGCTCGTTGGTTTTCCGTCGAAGTACTCGGGGAACACGAAGTTCGACACGCTCACCGGTGAGGTCCCGGTCGAGAGCTTCATCGGATAGCTGTCGCCTTCGACGGGGTCGCAAAGCTCGAGCGCGATCAGGGTTCCGTTCGGCATCTGGGCCCAGCGGTTCGCGATCGGGTCCCCGTAGATCTCGAGCGCCTCGTGCGAGAGCGTCACGGACACGGAATTCGGACCATCAATCTCGGTCCCGCCGTTCTGGAGAATCAGATCGACGAAAACCTTCCCGTACGGATACCCGTGCGGATCTTGGTCGTGATACCCGAGGGCGCCCGCGACATCCGGATTGTCGAGCAACCAGAGCCGCGATGCCGACTTCGGGACCGCGGTGACGTCGCGGAAGTACTGGACCGCCCAGGCGGCTCGTCCCCACGCGACGCTCGCGTGGCGCTGAATCTGTTGCTGGACCGCTTCCGCCATCGCTTCGACGAGGTTCGGTAGTCCGGTAAAGTGCGCCGACTTGTTCAGGATCGCGATCAGCATCGTTACCTCCGGGTGAGAAAGTCGGCTGCTTCCTCGCAGAGCGAGGGGGGGAAGTCCTTCGACCGTTGAGCGGCCGTGACCATCCGGGTCAGGATCTGCTTCGTGGCTTGGAAGTCATCCCAGGCCTGCTTTCGGTGCGACTCGAGTCGGGCGCATTCGTCCGCGAGTCTCGTGTCGGTCGCGATCGCTTCGTCGACCTTCTGATTCAGGATCTTGAGCTCCGCGAGAGCGCTCTGTTCCTGGGGCGCCTGATGTACTTCTTCGAATCGTTTCGCCATCGCCCGACCATGCCGCGGGCGCCATCCGGGGTCAATGGCAACGCAAGAGCTTCACCGTTCCGCGCAGTTACCCCTTCATCCCGAAGTCCACAAGGGGGACTGCCGCGGATGCCTCGAATTCCTCTGCGGGGGGTGCGAGCGCTGGCGCGGCTTCTGCCAGGGCTGCGGCGACGATATGCCGGAGCTCTGCGACCTCTGCTACCAGGACGTCATCGAGTGGCGATCCTGGGCCCTTCTGCGCGAGCTCCCGCTTGATGATCAGATCGTAATCACTCCGATATCGGTCGGGAAAGAAAAAGCGATCGCCCCCGTCGTTATTCGCGTTCCGCCCAGGCCTGGAGTCCCGGCCGTGGGACCCGGACGACGCGAGCCCTGACGGTTCGGTTCCCGAGAATCCGGTTGGCCTCGACCCGGTGATGACCGTTGTGCAGGTACAGGACGCCCCCGCTCGCGACCACGATCGGTAGGTCCTGCGCGAAACCGTTCTTCGAGACGTCGTCCGGTTCGCCTTTCCCGCCCCGCTCGACGTAGTGCTGGACGCGCGACTTTCGAACCGTGTGCTGGACCGCGTGAAGATCCCGGATCGGCACGTCGCGAATATCCGCGGCGTCGAACTGGGAACGCGTGATCTTCCCCCCGTACCCCTTCTTCCCGTCCCGGTACGGGAGCGTCACGTCCTCGAAGTCGGAAGCCACGGCTCAGTTGGGGCGCTGGGGCGGATCCCGGCGGAGCGCTTCTGTCGCGTCTTGAACGAGCTCCTCGAGAGACTCGCGATCGAGCTGGATCCAGAATCCCTTCCGCTCGTCCGGTCCCGGGTCCTCGTTGAGCGTGACGACGAGCCCGAACTCGTCGTCAGTGATCTTCCGAATCTCGAGGTCGTGAACTTCCCCGCCGTCGGCCGGGTCGAGGTCGTCGCGGGGATCTGCCATCTCGGGAGCCTCGCACCCCCCGGGGGGCCGTTCAACCACCGCGCCGCGCGGCGCGGTCAGACCTGCCGGACCGTAATCTCGGCCTGCCCGACCCCGAAGTGAATGAGCGCAGCCTTACGGGCCTCGAACCACGTCTGGGCCATCACGCGGAACGGAGCCGACCCTTCGACGGGTTGGCCGCACGACGTCCGGGTCGCCTCCCACGGAATAGGGCGATCCGGCGGGACCGCGCACTCGTGCTCCTTCGGCCCCCGGGACTTCGGAGCGCTGCCTCTAGCGTGCCTTCTTTGCGCCACGGCCCGCTCCCTTTCGCTTGAAGTGTTCGACTTCGGCCAACCGTTCCTTCGCCTCGCTCATCGTCAGGTCCGGGCGGCTGAGCGGCTTCCCCGCTTCGCTCGTGACCTGGTGCCCCTGTTTCGTTTTCTTGATCATCGCTTTCGTTCCTTCGCGCCCTTCAGGCGCTGCTCGATGTAGGCGTCAACGCGCCGCGCGTCGACCGTCGCCCTATGGCATTCGCCGTACTCGCGGTCGAAGCTGATCACCTGGAGGTACTGGCTCGACCGGTACGCGGCTCCGTTATGCCAAGCGTCGCGTGGGGCTAACGTGTTGAAGTACTCCATCTTTACGTCCGGGTATTCCTCGACCTTCACGACCTTCTTGTGATGGATGTGCCCGAGGATCCAGACCTTGTAGTTCGCCTTACCCCAGTAGCTCCGGCAACCCGGGATCCCGTTCGGACCGCAGTCGGTCGCCATCACGCCCGGGAGTTGTTCGGGCCGCGTCTCGTCGCCGTGGCAGGTCCCGATCAGATTCTTCCCGAACAGCTTGTAGGCGAACGGATTCAGGTTCTCCTCGATCACGACCCGGTCGTCGTTCCGGTACATCTCGAGCAGCAACATCTGGAGGACCGTCGAGAGCTTCGGGTCGTGGTTGCCCCGCCGGATATCGACCGTCACGAGCTCGTGCTTCTGCTTGCAGAGGTCGATGAGGCGACGAAACAGGTCGAGCCCGACCCGGATCACCTTCCCCTGGCGGGAGTCGACGTCGACCTTGTTATGACCGCGGGGCGTCAGTTGGTTGTCGTCATCGGCGTGAAAGAAGTCTCCGACATCGACGATGAAGGCTTCCTTCGCCGGCGGGGCCATCTCGACCAGCATCTCGACGCACCGGTAAAGCTGCTCCTGCGCGATCTTCAAGTCGAAGTCGCGGCCGCCGGTCTCGCGCCCCCACGCCAGCATCCCGATGTGGGGATCGCCGAGCACGTACGTGCTCAGGAGGTCGAGACGCTTCATCGGCATCGGCTTCGAAGGCTTCGAGAGCCCCCGGTACTGCTTCGCGTGCTGCTTCGCCTGTCGCCAGAACTCCTCCAGGTTCTTCTGGTTCTTGTCCGCGACCGCGCGCTGGTGCTGGATCAGGACCTCGCCCTGACGCCCATACATGGTCGAGACACGCTCGAGCGAGAAGTTCGGCGGGAGCGGATCGACCTTTGGTTTCCCCGAGGGGCCGCGCTCGCTCTTCACCCACTGCTTCGTCAGCTTTCCCTTCTCGTAATGGTCCGAGTTCCCCTTCAGCCGCATCGGTTCCGGAACCGGCTTCTGCCATCCGTACGCGGGCGCGAGCCCCTGCGAGGCTGCGAACTTCCGGACGACTCCGAGCGCGTGCAGGATGCTCGACGGCGATATCCCCATGCGGCGCGCTGCTTCGTGCGCGTTCCCACCGCACTCAATCGTAAGGTCGATCTTCGCAAGCTGCGTTGGAGTCGTGACGAACTGCTTGAGCTGTTCGAGCTCGCCGACGCTCGCGCTCGGCACTCCGCCTCGCCGAACCCCTAGGAACGGGGTCGCGGAGACTTCCGCCTCCGGAGCGTGAACGCTGCCCGCGGAGGACTTGGGAACCGGAACCCGACGGACCTTAGGATCGGTAGCTGATGAACGGCGTGACATTCGATGAACTGCTCCTTGTATTCGAACCCGGTGTCCTCGAGCGCAACGTGCCCGAGTTCGTGGAGGAGCGTCGTTTCCCAGGTCCCACGGGGAGCCCGGGGATTCAGGTAGATCCGCCGGGCGGTGAACTCGACGAACGCGTGGTCGTCGATCCCGTCAGCGTTACGACCGAAGCCGGCGACTATCTCGGGGGTCGCGAAGTAGACCCGCCACGCGCGGTGGCGGTCGTCGCGGAACCCGAACCAGAAGACCGGCTTCAGCTTCGCCACGAGGGGTCTATGACGCCCCCACCGGACCCCTACAAGTTATCCCCAGGTTAGCGAGCCGTTCGGGGGAAGGCCGGTGACGCTACGTCCCACGCGTCGAGCTCGGGGGTCCCGAGGTGAAGCGAGCAGTTCGGGCCGTCCCGGAGCCCGCTATACATCACGCTCGGGAGCGGGCCCTCGTAGTGAAGGTCGCCACCGGCGAACCGGAGCCCGAGCGCGTGGCCGAACTCGTGAAGCATCGCCCGGCGGAGCTCGTCCTCCGTGAACCCGAACCCCGCCACGATCGCGGGGTCGATCCCGATGTGGGCCGTCAGGGGCTCCGGGTTCTCGGCTCGCCAGCCCGTGCCGGCCAAGTGGGGCGCTACCGCTTCCGACTCGACCCGCCAGGTCCCGTCGTGCCACTCCGACCCCGCCGGAACCGAGACGACGAGGAACGACATCCCGGTCGCGGCCGACCACTCGGTCGCGGCTTCCTGGACCGGTTGAAAAAAGGTCTCGTCCGCCTCCACGATGACGTCCGCGGCCCTCGCGACTACCTGCCCGGCCTGGGGCGCCGGGTCGACCGTCGGGACCGGGCCGGCCCCGTAGGCGCACGCGTTCGCCAGCATCATCGTCGCCACCAGAATCATCTTCTTCATGTCTCTCATCATACTTGTCTAGACGACGTTGTCTAGACAATCTTAAGCGCCGTAAGCGCTTTCTTTTTTGACGAGAGTGGGCGCGGTTAAGAAGAAAGGTAGGACGACATCGCCTTCCGGATCAGATCCGTGATCCCGATGCCTTCCTGAAGGGCCCGGACCCGCCAGGTCTCATACTCGGAATGCCGGAACCGGAACCCTCTCATCTTCGAGCTCTCGGGAGTCGGCGGAGTCGGGTCCGGCGGAACGGACTTCTGTTTTTTGGTTCTCATGGGATGTCTATACGGGCTTTCAACCCTCCCGTACACCCCTCCAGTACCAGAGGGCGCGGGGTACTAACGAAGGACGGACGCGAGAGCTAGGCGGGTCGTCGTACGAGCCGCCCGGACTTTCGCCGACGATCTTCGGATCTCCCAGATCCGAGCCGCGATCCGGCCCGCGTCCTCGGCTCGCCCCGCCCGCATCGCGAGCTTCCACTCCTCCTGCAACCCCGCGATCAACTCCGTTTCCATCTTCCGTCCCTCCTGCGTTCGTTCCATGCCCCTTAGGAACGGCGCTGTCTAGACAACCTTTAACGCTTTCTTGCGGCATCGCGGGAGGGGGAAAGGACGACATTGCGCCCGCTGGCCTCACGAGGATCCGGCGGTAGCCGATCCGGCGGAGCTGTGAGACCGCGAGGTCAACGAACCCACCCTGTCGGGTCAGCGTCACGTTCCGGCTTCCCTCTCGGTGGTGCGTCCCGATAACCCGGTAGGATTCGTCTTCACACATCGAGTTCCTCTTTCGCGATCTCACACAGCAGTTTTGACGCAACCGGGTCGAGCGCGTGAAGGCGTCCGAATGCGGTCCTACGAGTCAGCGGGTACTCGAGCTCGGCCGCCGCGTGAAGTCCCCCGGATGACCCCGGGAACAACTCGAGCGCGAGGTCCGACCAAGGTGCCTTCCGGGCCGAGCTCGACTTCCGGACGACTCCGTCGGTCCCCCGGACGAGCGCGAAGATCCGGTAGAACCCACGCTGGTCCCAGAACGCGCGGCCCGCGCGCCAGTCCCGCAACATGCACCGGTACAGGTGGGCGCGTCGTTCGATCACGCCGGATCCCTTTCGCTCGACAGCTTCCGCCGCATATCCTGCTCGAGTTCGTCGAGCGCTCCCGGGAACGACTCCCGAATGGTCTCGCCGGCGATGGAGCGCCCCAGTACCTGCTGAAACAACCGGTACGCGAGGTTCGTCGGGTCGGCCCGGAGCGGGGCCACTAGGCTCGTTTTCGACAGGCTAGCGAGGCACTCGGCGGTCGTCCCAGGCTTGAGATCTTCATCGCGCGCTACGCGGTCGAGGAGCTCTTGAACGTGGTGCCGGTACAGGCGCTCGTTCCGGAACTCAGACAGCATTCCCGGGTAGAGGATCCGGAACGCCCCGTGGATCGCATCGGCTCGTTTCGGGTGCGCCCGCTTCGCGCGCGCGATCTCTTTTTCCGCGACCCCCATGCAGTCGAACGCCCACGAGATAGACGACGCGATGCCGGTCTCGACCCCGAGGAGGTGAGCGATGTCCTTCCCGGTAGGGAACGCGCTCACGACTGCGCCTCGATCCGGATCATATCGGTGACGGCGCCCGCGATACGGGTAGGGGAGCACCCTTCGTGCCGGGACCAGATGACCCGGTCGCTCTCGTAGTCCCAGCAGCCGACCGCGAACCCAACCCACTCGCCCGCAACATTCTGATCGACCTCTACCCGGCCGGAGCCGGCCCACCAGCGAACTTCGAGCTCGATGCCGCCCGGGAGCTCGCCCCCCATCGTTCGGGTCGGCTCGGAAGCCCTACGGGGCGGGAACGCGGCCCTCATCGGGCGAGCTCGCGCGAGTACGTGTGGGTCCCGTAGAGCGGGCTCCAGGTCGCGACGAGCGTCCCAGCGCGGTCGATCCGAGCCTCGAACCCGCGACCGCGAGCAGCCGTCAGGGCCTCCTCGTAGGAAGCGGTTTCGATCGGCTCGTGCCACGAGAAGTTACAGGAGCGGACCACGTAGAGGTTGGGATTCTGAACCGTCGTTTTGGCTGCCGTCGTCATCGTCTTCATGATCCAACACTAGCGTGTCTAGACACCGTGTCTAGACAATTCGCATCTCCCCCTAACGAATCTTGAATTGGACCGTGTTCAGCTCAAGATGACTGCCCCACCGGATCGCAGTCCCGCCGAGGTGGACGGTGTCGGTTACGTCGATCCGGGCGCCCGGTTGGGACTCCTGGATCGTCGGAAGGAGCTCCCGCCAGACATCATGCATCACGAGATGGCCGACCAAGAGCGCTTCGGGCTTCCGACCCGTTTCGAGCTCGATTAGGCGTGCGAGTGCAATCAACAACCCTACCGTCGGTTTAGGCATTGTTCTCTCTCCTTTTTTGGTTCACAGCAACCGTACTTTTCTTCCGCAAAACTTGCGCCTACATCCGCATCGGCATGACGACGATCGACCATTCGGACCCATTCGCGGGACACCGGACCGTCCCGAGGAGCGGATCCAGATCGCTCGCGGGCGGTTGGATCTCGACTCCCGGGTAGAGTTTATCGGTCCCCCGGTCGGAACGTTTAATGATCGTCGGCGGGCACGCCTTCGTCACAAGCGCGAGGTCCGCCAGGTACGGACCGTTGAAGCAGGCCGTCGCGCCCCCCTTGTGCTTCGGGTCGCGCCGTTCCGGTACGACCGCGTCGAGATGGTTCGGCGCTTCGTCCGACAGGAACGCCTCGTAGGAGGCGCGGCAGAAGTTCGATCCGGGCGAGATGGGCTCCATCACCTCGACGCGGCACTTCGCGATCTCGGACGCGGAACCGGGCCCCGTGATCCGGATCTCGTCCTTCGGAGCCGCATGCTTGATCGCGCTCTCGACGGTCTCGCGCTTAACGCCCTCGACGGGGCGCTCGATCGCGCGGTCGTGGTCGACCCGCTCCCCCTTCAGGATCGCGCCGCGGTGCCCGTCCGTAGCCCAGCAGCGACCCGTCTTCTGGTCGAGCACCAGGATCGATATCCCGGGGCGCGTAACATCCGTCGACATGAACGCGAGGAGCGCGACGAGCTCCTGCTTCGAGAAGTGCCAGGTCGTTCGCCCCGATTCGTCTACCGTCGTTTTCACGAGACCACCGCCGGTGCATAGGCACGAACGAGCCGCGGTAGGTCGGATAGGCGCGTGCGATGGGGCTCTCGGACGTGCTTATCGAGAGCTTTCCGAGCTCCCTTAACTAGGGAGCGGAGTTCCGACTTCTCATATAGTCCGATCTCGTCGGCGAGAATCCAAAGTAGATTCGTGGGCAACGAGCGGGCAACGACCTGGCCGATAATCGTGGTCGTCAGGTACCCGTCCGACCAGCCCTGGACGAGCACGTTATCAGCCGTTCGGCGAGAAAAGATGATATGGGGAGCCGAACATCCACACGAACAATTCGTCGTCTTCATGAACCTCATACTAGCGTGTCTAGACACGGTGTCTAGACAATTCGACAGCCTCCGTTGACCTACCTGGGGGACCGGGGGAGGATCCGGTCATGCGAACTATCTGCGGGGCCCCCGGGATCGAGCACCTAACGCCGGACGAACTACGGGGGTTCTGCGGGACCG